GCAAACAATCCGTAAACAAGATTTTTATAAAAAAGCTGCTGGAAACAACGCCATACATCCCGGACATTGACACGCTGCGGGCCCAGCGGGGAAACGTGAGGGAACGGGTTATAGGCCGCTTTTTCCGCGATCTGGACAGCTTAGAGCGCCTTTACTATGACGTTTACACGGCGGACGGGGCCCTGGTATCGGATCCGTTAAGCATGGACATAGACGACTTTAAGAACGGGTATATTCTCATAGACTACTCAGATTATGAGGAACACCCGGAGCGGATCCAGCGGAGGGAAAAGCGGAAAAAGCGGGAGGCCGTCGGAAGGAAAACGGGCAATAAAAAGAAAAAATCTGAGGAAAAAACGGACTAAAATTTTTCCTGTTTTTGTCTCCATTCGGGGCGCTCAGATCAAAAAAGGCGGGGTGAACTGTCGCAAAAGGCGGGGTGAACTGTCGCAAAAGGCGGGGTGAACTGTCGCGGGCAAAATCCCGAAAGCCGCCTAAATGCTGGCTTTTCCGGGGGTGCCTATATGTTAAGTACTTTAAGTACTTTAATACTGCGCGACCGCCCATTTTCGAAAAGGGCGGCGCGCTATAATATCATCAATCCCGCCAGGAATCGCCGCCGGGCAGGGGTGCCATAAAAGCCCCACCAATGGCCGAAAGGCAGAGTACGCGCAAACCTTAACATAGACGAAAGGAGGGAAAAGGCCACTTGAAAGCACAACTTAAAGGGCCGCCGGAAGCCTGGACAGCATGACCGACGACCCAAACCAATGCAGCCCGCCAACATGGCAAGCCAGCAACATTATAGCATGGCTTGCACCAAAGAATGAATAGGAGAAAAAAGCCATGACGAAAGTGATTACTAAGAAAGTGCGTTTTGAAAACATCGACCTGTCCCATGATGGGTTTTACCGCGTCCGTGTTCTCATTCCCCGGAGCGACCGTGGCACCCTGGAGCGGATCCGGGAGGCCGTCGGGGCCACGATCAGCGAGGCGGCCCGGACAGTATGGCGGCATGACCGGGCCCAGGCGCCGCAGATCCCGCTAAAGGAATACGACGCGGATTATATGTGCTTGGATGCGGCCAGCGATGCCCGCCCCGGAATCATAGACGCGGATCTGCAGATACTGCAGCCGGAGCAGCTGCGGAATGGGTGCCAGGGATTTGCCAGCCTGTCCTTTTTCCCTTATGACGCCGGAGGCGGCAAGGGCATAGGTGCGGGCGTCAATAATATGCAGATCACGGAGGGCATAGCATGAGCATGAAAGCACCCGCAGCCGGGGCGGCCATGATGGAATGGGCCCTGTTTTACGCGGGCCTTGGCTGGGAGGTTTTCCCTCTGCAGCCGGGCACTAAAACGGGCTTTTACTACTATCCAGAATTTAAGAACCCGGAAACAGGCAGCCCCGCCAGCTGGCAGTACCAGGCAAGCAGCGACCCGGAGCGCGTCCGGCGTTTCTGGACAGATCACCCGCGCGCTGGCATAGGCGTGGCGACGGGGCAGAGATCCGGCGGCCTGTACGTTCTGGATCTGGACAAAGAGAAGCCCGGAAAAACGAAAGACGGCCGAAAGCATTTTATGGAGTGGCAGGGGGAACACGGCCGGGCCAACGTGAACACGGCAGTAAGCAGAACAGGATCCGGCGGGCATCAGCTGTTTTACCGGTGCCCGGATCCGCCGAAGATCAGCGGCACGGCCTCCGGCGGAGGTGCTGCGGCCATCTATGAGGGCTATGGAGTGGACACCAGGGGCGACGGCAATTATTGCGTGCTGCCGCCGAGCATCCACCCGAACGGCACGGCCTACGCCTGGAAACAGGATCCGGCGGCCTACGCGCCCCAGGAGCCTAACGAGGCCGTCCGGGCCTATTGGCTGGGCGATCGCCAGGGCGGGGCCGCTGAGGGCGCCCAGGAGGCACCCAGGGCCCGCTTTAATCTGCCGGAGGCTATCCCGGAGGGGCAGCGCACACAAACGCTTGTACAGTACGCTGGCAGCCTTGTGGAGCGGGGAAAAGGGATCACCGAGGACGAAATAAGGGCCCTTGTAACGCTGGCCAATGAGGAACGATGCAGCCCGCCTTTGTCCGCCCGGCAGCTTGAGCGGGAAGTGCTGCGGAGTATCCACCGATTTAAGGCCCGTCTGGCCGCCCAGGACTTCCAGGAGGGCCGCCAGGAGGCCCAGGACGACGCCCCGCCGATCAGTGCCGAGGAATACGCCCAGCGGGCCACAGCGGCCTTTGTGGGGCGTTTCTGGACGGATACAGCGAACAGAACGCCCGCGATTAAGACGGGATTCCCGCAGCTGGACGACTTCCTGGACGGGGGCCTGTATCCGGGGCTTTACGTTTTGGGCGCCGTTTCATCCCTGGGAAAGACGACCTACGCGCTGCAGCTGGCGGATCAGATCGCGGCGGGCGGCACGGACGTTTTGTTTTTCTCTTTGGAAATGTCCAGGGCGGAACTTATGGCCAAGAGCATGAGCCGCTTTAGCGCGATCCTGGCCGCCAGATCCGCCGGAAATTCGGTATCAGAGGGCACAGAAAACGGGGAGCTGCCGACGGCCAAGACCGCCAGGGCCCTTACGGATCCGGCGCGCTTTTTACACTTTAACGCCGATGAGCGGGCCCTGCTGCAGAAAACGGCGGCCGTTTACCAGGACTTAGGCGCCCGGATCTGGATAGATGAGGGCCCGGAGCGCCGGGGAATCAGCGCGGCATACGTCCGCCGGGCCGTAGAACGGCACATAGAACTTACAGAGCGGCGGCCCGTTGTTTTCTTGGATTATCTGCAGATCATGGAGAGCCCGGACAACCGCCTTACAGACAAGCAGAAAACAGACCAGAACGTAAGAGAGCTGCGGGACATAGGCCGCCGGAACGGCTGCCCTATAGTGGCCGTATCCAGTCTTAACCGGGAGAATTACAGCGCGCCTATCAATATGTCCGCCTTTAAGGAATCCGGCGCCATAGAGTACAGCTCAGACGTTTTAATAGGGCTGCAGCCTGTGGGCATGGACGAGGCCGGGACAGCGGAGGCCGCCAGCAACAACTCGAACCTGGTAGACAAAACCAAGCTGCTGCCCGTCCGGGACATTGAACTTAAGATCCTAAAGCAGCGCGGGGGCCTCACAGGCCGCCGGATCGCCTACAAGTATTCCCCGGCCTTTAACTGCTTTGAGGAATTGGGCGAGAGCCTGGAGCGCGTAAACTCGCGGGACAAGAAACGCCGTAAGGCCCAGGAGGCGGCACAGCGCCGGGCGACGATCCCGGACACCCTGGAGCAAATACTGAGGGAAATAAGGACTATTACGGACAATCCATTCATACAAACGCCGGAGGATCTGAACGACTTTTAAGAGGATCCGCCGGAACCGGGGGCGGCCCTTCACAGGGGGCCGCCTTTTTGCTGCCCCGGATTCTATGTTAAAGTTTAGAAATACTCTTGCATAGACACATGAGGCACTAAAGACACATGATGTTATAGACACATTATTTTTATATTTATGTCTATAGCATAAAGTTAATAAACACAATGATAAATATAAAATAAGGTGCTAAAATATTAGCAAAGACACAGAAAACACAAAGGACATAAAGCTATAAGGACACATAAAACATACAGTACACAAAGGACACACGGAACAGAAAGGGGCACGATGCTGGTGAACAAACAGAAGCACGCCGGAATGACGGCCGCCGCAAAGGCCGCCAGGGCACAGTACGCCAAAGAGTGGCGGAAGAAGAACCCGGAGAAGCAAAACGCGATCATGGCCAGATATTGGGAGAAAAAGGCGAGAGAGGCCGCCGCCCGCGCGCTGGAGGAAGGAGCCGCAGCTTGCCAAGAATAAGCCGCGAAAAGCTGATAGCCTCCCTGCTGGTATGCAATACGAACCGGGAGGCTGCCGCCCTGGCCGGGATCTCTGAGCGGACGCTTTACACATACTTGAACGATCCTGCTTTTTCGGCGGCCTACGAGGCCGAAAAGCAGCGCTTGATTGAGAACGCCGCCGATCAGATCCAGCGGGGCCTTGAGCCCGCCATAACGGCGCTGCGGACGATCACAGAGGACAAAAAGGCCGGGAAAACAGCCCGCGTACAGGCCGCCCGCACCCTGCTGGAATATGGCATCAGATTGACGGAGTACACCACGCTGGAGGCCCGTATAAAGGCCCTGGAGGATGCAGCAGCGACGGGAGGGCAGCATGAAGCTATACAACCCATTTAAACGCCTGCGGGAGCTGGAGGCCGCCGTAAAGGATCTTCAAGACAGGTACTACCGTGTGGAGCTGGACACCGGGGAAATTAAGTATTTGCACCCGGCGGACGCCGTACTGGTATACGCCCCGTATATCCGGCGCGTGCAGCTGGGCCCGATCGCCGAGAACGCCACGCAAATGCTGCTTTTAGCGGCCCGCGTTATGGGGCACCCGAATTATAGGGCCATAGAGTTTTTTGACGCCGAGGGCCGGAACATTTCCAGGGAGATGCAGCAAGCCTTTAAGGACAGGGGGCTTGATCAATGAGACTTACACCGAAGCAGCGCGAATACGTCCGGGAAATGGGGGCCCATAGATGGGGCATCAAAACCGGGGCTGTGCGATCCGGCAAAACGTACCTTGATATGGTCTACACCATCCCGGCCAACATAAAAGCCCGCCTGGATCTGCCCGGCCTGGCCGTTATTATGGGGAACACGCGGGGCACGCTGCAGCGTAACGTAATTGTGCCGATGCAGGAACAGTACGGCACCCAGCTGGTAGGCGACATACGCGCGGACAATACGGCCCGGATCTTCGGGGAAACGGTTTATTGCCTGGGCGCGGATAATATCCGGCACGTTGACAGGATCCGGGGCGCCAGCATCAAGTACTGCTACGGCGACGAAGTGACGACCTGGGCCGAAGATGTTTTTACAATGCTTAAAAGCCGCCTGGACAAGTCTTACAGCCGTTTCGATGGGGCTTGCAATCCGGCAGCCCCGCAGCATTGGTTTAAAAGTTTCCTGGAAAGCGACGCGGACATATACGCCCAGGCGTACAGGCTGGACGACAACATATTTCTGCCGCCGGAATTTGTGGAGGCCATAAAGACAGAATACGCCGGATCCGTTTTCTATGACCGCTATGTGCTGGGCCTGTGGGTAGCTGCAGAGGGCGTCATTTACCGGGCCTTTGCGGACAACCCGGCGGCCCATATCATCCGGGAGGCCCCGCAGAACATAGTAAAAGCCACCATAGGGATAGACTTCGGCGGCCACGGATCCGCGCACAGTTTCACCCTTACGGGCTACACGCCGGAATACAGGCGCGTGGTTATCCTGGACGAATGGTACTTAAAACAGGAGATCACACCCCAGCAGCTGGAGGATGCTTTTATTGCATTTTGCCGGAAAAACTGCCGGAAGTATCCCATATACGAGGCATACGCGGACAACGCCGAGACTACGCTTATACAGGGGCTCCAAGAGGCCGCCGGGCGGCACGCGTGGGAAATAGACGGGATAAACGTCTATAAGTGCCGGAAAGAGCCTATAAACGACCGTATAAACGTCGAAATAAGGCTTTTTTCCTCCGGGCGCTTAAAGATCATGGAGCATTGCACACATACCATAGACGCCTTTGCAAGCGCCCTATGGGACAGTAAGAGCCTGGTAAAAGACAAGCGCCTTGACGATGGCACCACGAACATAGACAGCCTGGACAGCTTCGAATATTCCATAGAACACGATATGCGAAACCTTGTAACACTGGATATATGGAGGCCCGCATGAGCATAGAGACACGCGTAAAGGCCCTGGAACGGCAGAGGGCCAGCCCGCTGGGAAAGATCCGGCTGCAGACCGCCGGAGGAACAGAGCGGGATCTGGACGCCCTGGAGGCCCTGCTGTACAGCATAGAGGCGGAGGCCGGGAAAAATGATCACCCGGAAATTATCGGGTATGAATACCTGGGCGGGCCGTTACCACGCGGCGGGATCTGGGAACCCTTTTACAAAATGCTGAGAGAGGCCCGCAGCCGGGCGGATCCGGCAGCCGAAGGACAGAGTACAAGTAAACCTTAACATTGAACAGAGGGCCACAGGAGGCCCGGAAAGGAATTGAATTGAGCAAGCAGACCTTACAGGCAATTCTTAGAAACTACCAGAAAAGCAGCCAGGCAACTGCGGCCAAGATCGAGGAGGCCGTAAAGATTTACCAGCCCGCCGAGGCAAAGGCCCGCGTCGAAAAACTGAAAGCCCACCAGGACGAAGAACGCAAAAATGCAATAAGCGCGATCCAGGAGGAACAGGAAAAAGCGCGGGCGGCCGTCGCCGAGTGGGCCCGCCTTGATGGATCCAAGATCACCGACGACGCCAAACTTTTGGAATATGGCGGAGTGACGCCGCAGCAGTTTTCTGAACTGGCCAAGAAGTACCGGGACAACGGAACCATGTGCCAGGTGCTGCGGAACTACGGCGAAAAGCACAACGCCCAGCTGCGGAAGGAATCACGCGAAGTATTCCCGGCCGGACTCTACGCGCTGGATCAGATCCAGACCGTAGAGGATCGCACACGGGAGGCGGAACACAGTGCAAAGTCCGCGCTGTCTATCGTAAACATGATTGACGGCGGATTCCTGGGCGGCCCCAATTCCCAGCTGGTAGAATCCGCAATCAATGAGTTTTTGAACGACTAAGCAAGAAAGGGAACCATGAAAAAGACAACGGCCGGGCGCCGGGAGTTTGAAAAACCCAAACCCATGCCGCCGGAGCTGAAAGTTGTTTCTGATAGAATGTGTTACCTTTGCGACAGACTTTGCGGCCCGTTGTGGGAGTGGGGCCAACCAAGCCGGGAGCTCCTGGACGAACTCGACGAGACGATAGAGGAGTACGACCGCTTATTGGAACTCAAGAATAAAGGGAGCAGTCGTCCGGGATGATAGATCTGTTTTTGTGCAGTTTGTCATTCCGAGCAGCTGCGGCCCGGCCCGATCCGGGAGGCAAAGCCTATAATTTTTCGTCAATGTGCACTAAGAAAATACCAGGGCCCGCAATTGCGCGAGCAGTGCATAGATGGACGGTTTTCGGATTTTCCTCCGAAACATCCTCCCGCCATCTATGCGATTCACTCGCCAGGGTGCCGCCCTGGAACCCCGAAACGAGCTACGCGCCTCCGGCGCTGAAAACTTAAAAACTTGTTTCTCATGAAAGGAGATCATTACAATGGCAACAAAATTAAAGACCGATCCTGTTACAATCCCTCTTTATGGCCACGGGCTTGAGTGCTGCGGAAACATCGCGCATAATCCGATGGTGACCGGAACCTTCGACGAAGATCCTGTAACAGGGAATGACGGAAACGAATACGCCGTGTTCACCATCGCGGACTCTGAGGACGGATCTCATCCTTCCGGATGGGCCGGAACCTATCGGGTATCTGTGAGCGCGTTAGCAGCTCATTGCTTGCCTGTATTCACGACATTCCCGGACGGGTACGAGGCCCCGAGGACTCACGGAAACGTCTATCCTTTCCCCGAAGGGCATACAGTCTGACGGCAAAGAGGAAAAGACCATGATCATGAAAACCGACACCGTTACGCTGCCAATGTTTGGCAATTATGGTTGGGTAAACGGGGAGAAAGTCCAACCGATCGCGACAGGGCACTTTAAGAAGTTCACGATAAAGCCATGCGGAAGAGCTCTCGCGCTCTTCATTCCGCACAGCGTGGAGCCGATCGGAGAGGACAAATACGGTTTTGACATTTCCTGGCCGCAGTTGTTCCCGATCTGCGTCGAGGATCTCATCGAGAACGGATATTCAGATCTCTTTGAAGATCTGGAAAGCAAAACGGAAACCTAAGTAAAAACCTAAGAACCAAAATCCAAAAACCAAAATCTAAGAGAAAGGACAAATTCAAACATATCAGTTTTAACGTCCATCGCGGAAAAGCCCCAGGCCCTCACCCCGGGGCTTTTCATTTTCCAGGAAAAGAAAAGAGCCCCGCGCAGCCTCTTCGGCGACCACGCGGAGCCCCGGGAGCCCGTCCGCGACGACTTCCCAGATATGACGCAAGAAAATTATATCACGACACATGAGACACACGCACCCGTTTTTCTTTGTATAACTGCAGAAACATGAAGTTATATGAAGCAGAGACACACGCCCCAAAGATTGACAAACTTTAACAACGTAATTATATTTATATCTATAAAACCAATGCAGAACTAAGACAGGAGGCAGCCATGAACAATCTTATAACGTCCAGGGCGGATATAGTCCCCGTACAGATCGAGACAGCAGACCTTTACAGCCGTTTTATGGCGTACTGTGCCGACCGTAAGGGCACGACCATTAAAGGCTACGCTGTGGCCGTCCGGCACTTTCTGGCGTGGATCCAGCGCGCCGGGATCCGGCACCCGCAGCGTGCGGACATTATCGCATACAAGGACAGCTTAAAAAACGAGCGCAGCGAAAAGACCGGGGCCCCGCTGGCACCGGGCACACAGGCGCGCTATCTGAGGGCCTGTAAGATGTTTTTCAAGTGGGCCAGCGCCGAGGGCCTTTATATGAATGTCGCGGACAACATCCGGGCCCCGAAGATCCGCCAGGACAACACCCACCGCGACGCGCTGGAGGAATCCGACGTCCGCCGGATCCTGGACAGCATCGACCGCCGCGACGCCCAGGGCAAGCGGAACTACGCCATGATTCTTCTTTGCGTGACGGGAGCGCTGCGAATAATTGAGATCCAGCGCGCGGACATAGGCGACATTAAGACCATTGCCGGGGAGCGCGTGCTTTTCATCCAGGGCAAGGGCCGCGACGAAAAGGACGAATATAAAAAGCTGGTGCCGGAAGTGGAGGCCGCAATCATGGATTATCTGAGCACCCGGCCGGGCGCCAGAAAGTCGGATCCGCTTTTCACTGGCACGAGCAACCGCCGGGGCCGGGACAATGACGGCACCGTTTCCGGCCGGATCACTGAGCCAGGAATAAGCCGGATTATAAAGACCGTTTTCCGCGCCGCCGGATACGATTCCGACCGGATCACGGCCCACAGCCTCCGGCACACGGCCGTTACAATGGATCTGAAAGCCGGGGCCACCATCCAGGAGGCCCAGCACTTTGCCAGGCACGCAAGCCCCACCACTACGGGCATTTACGCGCACAACCTGGAACGGGCCAAGGATCACAGCGAGCAGAACGTTTACAATCAGATTTTCGGAATTAAGGAAGAACAGCCCAGCGCCCTGGATCAGCTGCGCGAGATCCTGGGCACTATGGCGGACGACGAACTGCAGGGCGCCCTCCGGGCCGTTCTGAAAGAGCAGCACAGCAGAATTGCATAAAGCGGGAGGAACTAATGAACAAAAGAAAGAAAGCTACATTGAACCTTGAAAAGCCTTTTTATTCGATCAACGACGCTGCGGAGATCCTGGCCGTTCACCCGAACACCATACGGAACCGCATAAAGGACGGCAGCCTGGAGGCCGGGCGCGTGGGCTGGGAATGGAGAATATCCAGGGCGGCCCTGCTGGCCTTTGTGGGGCCGCAGAACAGGGCCTAAGACAGAGTAGACTTAAACCTTAACATAGAGGACAGGGGGATAAAACCACATGAGAATAACCGCAATCGTGACCCAAAAGGGCGGCACGGGAAAGACCACGACGGCCCAGGCGCTTACCAGCGGCCTTACGCTGGCCGGATACAGCGCCCTGGCAATAGACGCGGATCCGCAGGGAAACCTTACTTACAGTATGGGCGCGGAGAACCAGCACGGCCTTTTTGATGTTCTGAATGGGGCCAGCCCCGCCGAACTGATACAGCACACCGACCAGGGCGACATATTGGCATCCACGCCGGAGCTGATAGGGGCGGAAATGCTGCTTACCAAGAGGGGCCGGGAATATGCCTTAAGACGGGCCCTGGATCGCCTGAAAGGCCGTTACGACCACGTTATTATAGATTGCCCGCCGGGGCTGGGAATCATCACCATAAACGCCCTTACGGCCGCCTATGACGTCATAATCCCGTTGGAGGCCACCGTTTACAGCCAGCAGGGCCTTGGCCAGCTTCACAGCACCCTGCAGCTGGTACGGCAGAAAAGCAACGCGGGGCTGCGGATCGCCGGGATACTGCTTAACAAGTACAACGACCGCTCAAACATCTACCGGGCCACCAAACAGGCCATAGAGGACACAGCGGCCATGATGGGCACATCAGTATACGCGGCAACCGTCCGGGCGGGCGTGGCGATCCCGGAGGCCCAGCTGAAACAGGAAAGCATTTACCAGGCACGGCGCGCCAAAGTCGCGGCGGATCTGGCGGCATTTGTAAAAGAGTACATAAGACAGGAGGGGAACACATGAGCAAGGACTACGCAGCGAGGGCAAGGGATGCAGCAGCCGGATTTTTCACGGACACACGGAAAGCGAAAGACACAGGAGGCACACAGAACACACGAGACACAAAAGGCACAAAAGACATAGCAGCATCAAACGAGGCCGCGACGCCAAAGGGCGGGGCCCCGTACTACCGCTTTAATTTAAAGCTGTCGCCGGAGCTGGGCGGATACCTGGAAGAAGAATCCTGGAGGCTGCGCCTGTCCCGGACAGAACTTATAAACAGGATCCTAAAGGCATATAAAGAGGAGCACCCGCACGAATGACAAAGAACCAGAAACAGCTTTACAGCCTCATGATGGAGGAGAACAGGGCCGCCCGGATCGCCGGGGCCCCGTACCTTCGGAACGGTAGCAAAATCATAGCTGCCCTGGCCGAAACCGTTTCAGATGATACGGCCATAGCAATGATAAGCGACCTGCGCAGCGGATCCTTTGACGAAAGTTTCCGGCAGACCGTTGACGAAGATATGGAGGCCGGAGGGGACGGGGATTCAACACATACGACCTGCCGCATGGAATATCTGCTGTGGTCAATATACCTGCTGGATTACAGCGGGACGCCCTGGCAGACCATGCAGGAGGCCCTGCTGGACATCTTCCAGCAGACAGGCGTTTTCTACCGGGCCGCGCAGAACAAGATCACCAACGCCCTGCCGGGCCTGTTTGATTCCGGGCTGCAAATGAACGTCTTAGGCGAGGCCACCGGGGCCGTAGGCACACGGAAAACCAACGAGGTGCAGTTTGTTCTCAGAAACGCCGGAACCCACGAGCTGCGGACAACCGCCAAAATGCTTATGGATGTGCTTTTAATCGAATTTGCCCGGACACACAGCCCGGACGCGGAACTTACCATCCGGCAATATGCAGAAATGCGCGGGAAATCAACGTCTAAGGATTCCCTGGACGAACTTAAGAAACAAGTCGTCGAGGATCTGGACACGCTGGCGGACATAAAGGCCCAGTACTACGAAAAGAGAAAGCACAGCGGATACATAGAGCTGAACGGCGGCACCCACATGGTAAAGCACGGCCGGATTTATTGGAACTGGAACCAGCATCTGCTGCCGAGCCTGGAAAGAATGGCCGCGATCGACTACAGCCGCGAAACACTTACGGCGGATCCCAGGACAAGCGCCTACTACTTTTCCCGTTACATTGATGTAAATTTCCGGCGGAATGAGGGCAAACAATCCGTAAACAAGATTTTTATAAAAAAGCTGCTGGAAACAACGCCATACATCCCGGACATTGACACGCTGCGGGCCCAGCGGGGAAACGTGAGGGAACGGGTTATAGGCCGCTTTTTCCG